TAGGCTCGGGGTAGAACACTCCGAACATACACTCCTAGAGTAGCACAGATTGGTGACGCTCGCCATTTGGCTTTATTTAGCCTCTTGGGGTGGTTACAGCAGTGTCCTCGGTTGCGCCTCAGCCCACGCCACTCGGGCCTCGATGATAGGCCAGTAGTCCTCGGTCATCTCGCAGCCAATCCAGTCAAAGCCTTCTAGGACACAGGCCACTGCCGTTGAGCCGGAGCCCAAGAACGGATCTAACACGGTTCCGTTCGGGGGGGTCACGAGCTTGACCAGGTAGCGCATCAGGGCAAGGGGCTTGACGGTGGGGTGGAAGTTCCTTGACATTGTCGGTATTGAAGTCATATTATTTCTTGACCACTCATCTTGCGCATAAACTCCAGTTGCATACTCAGGCAACCCCTCCAGCCCTGCGTTGCGCTCGGACTTGCTGGCCTTAGCGCAGTAGAAGAAGCGGCCTGCGTCGTTTGGGAACCCTGCCAGCACTTCATCGCTTCCGTCATGGATTACATTGGCAGGCCAGCGACCCTGAGTGCTTGCCACAAATCCATCGCCCTCGTAGCCATTCACGAAGCCAGAGGTGGCCTTTGTTCCACCACCGAAGCCGTCAGCCGTCCCCACCCTCGACCCGTCAATGTTCAGCGCACCCGTTCCCCACTCCAGCACGTTCGAGGCCACTGTGCCGGTCAGGGGCTTGCGAGCGACACAGATGGGCTCGTGGGCGGGCTTTAGTGCTGTTCCCCAGCCTTGCCATTGTTGGGCTTCGGGGGTGGCGGGGGCTGTGACTAGTGCCGAAGTTGATGCCCCCATAGTCCCCTCGAAGGCTCCCGTGTTAGTTTGCACCCTATCTCTTGGGCGACGAGCCGAGTAAGGCCCTGCAACTCCATCTTCACGCTCGGCTCCGGCCGCCTTGTCTATGGCCTTGCTCACGTCCAGCGACTTCGGGAAGCCCGAGCCGTAGATCCACATGATTTGGTCCCTAATCTCAAAGCCTGCGTCCTCGATGGCGACGGTCATCCGGTGGTAGGTGCGCGAGCCAGAGAACGCCAGCAGGTGGCCACCTGGCTTCAGCACTCGTAGACACTCACGCCACAGGTCGGCGTTGTAGGCGATACCCGAAGCGTCCCACGTCTTGCCCATAAAGCCCAGTTCGTAGGGTGGGTCGGTGACGATGGAGTCCACGCTGTTGTCTGCCAGCGTCTTGAGCGTGTCTAGGCAATTCCCCTTGAGTATCATGCTACAACTCTATAACGTGAAACGGCCCAGCAACGGTGGTTGTGTGCTCGGCAGTGACCATGAGAGCTCGGCGCAGGGCTTGGCGGTCTAGGCGTGGTGCAGCGTATCCCAGAGCCCCCAGACAGACGCTTGCTCCTGAGCCGATGGCGGCGTAGGTGTAGCCCTCGATGCTCAGAGCCTCCACGACCCCCTTGTCTGCCGATACCTCGTAGATCCGTGAGCCCTCGACCACCAGCAGGTTCCAGTCCGTCTCGGGGGTGTCGCAGTCCAGTATCTGCCGAAGGGTGGGATTTGCCAGGCGCGAGGTGTGCTCCATGAACTGCTGACCGGCTCGCCACGACCCCGCGAAGCCCAGCAGGACGTTCCCGTACTTGGCAATCTTGGGGCTCGATGAGGGGGCGCAGAGGTCTCCGACGGCGGCGAGGCTGTCGCTACCGATAGCCGACCCGAGGGGCGTGGAGATGGCGCAGATGACGGTCACGGTCATTCCTCAGAAACGGGAGAGTTTGGCTCGCAGATTTGCTCGAAGTTGCCGTCCCAGCCGGTTCCGTTGAGCCACGCCGCGAACGCCGCGCCGAGCTCATCGGGCTGGATGTGGTGTTGCTCGACGAAGGCGTCGAACTCGTCAAAGTCGCTCATAGTTTCTCTCCGCACTTGGGGCAGTAGGTGAACTCCAAGACTTCATAGTTGTTGGTTGGGTGTGGCACACTTCCCCAATAGGTGTGGTCGCACTCAACTTTAGTTTTTAGGTCGTTAGGCTTTAGTTCTTCGGGGGTCATAGGAGCGTCCAGTGCAGGAAACAGGCGAAAGCCAGTCTCAGGGCCAGCAGAGCAGCGATGAACTTGAGCGTGGTCATCGCTGGTGGGGCTTGAGGTGGAATGGCTTGGTCGGGCCTGCCGCCTCGATGCGCTTGCCGCAGTCAGGGCAGAAGATGGAGGTGTAGTGCTTCAGGCTGGGGTTGCCGTCGAAGTCCAGCACCTCGTAGGCGTGGGGGCAGTTGGCCTGAACCGTGTCGGTCAGGGTCTGGTGCGCCTCCGCCAGTTTGGTCGTGAAGCCGGTGTGGTCGGCTCGGATCTCGGCGTGTGCCATTAGTTCTCCCTTACTTGTGCGACGATACGAAGCGCCTCTGCGAAGCCGTTAGCGAAGCCAGCGTCGAAGTCGGTGCGCCGTGACTGGCTGAGGTGCAGGTGGTGCTTGGTTTGGGCTTGGATGAGCTCGTAGGCTCGGTCAATCTTTTTCCCCATTAGTTTCCCTCCAATTCGTCGAGTTTCTTGCTCAGGAACGCTACCTGCTCGTCGAGGTCGGCCACCTGCCCCCGTAGGACTTTGATGGTGCTCCTCTGGTAGTCCAGTAGTTCGTGCAGGTTGTTGATGTGGATCTGGTCGGTCATTCGCTCTTTCTGGTTGCGTAGGCAGAACGGGCAGGTCAGAACGCTGTGCCAGCCGTGCTCGCAGTCTGCGGCGTTGCGGATAGTCATTACTTCATCCCCATTAGTTGCCGAACTAGAGCTGTGCCGTTTGCCGTTTTTAGGCAAGTTTCGATAATCCTGTCCATTATGTTCCTCTGAGCGAACCAGGCGAAGTATTCCTCCCCAGAGATGTACTCCGAGGACTGGTGGCAGAACAGGCAAAGCATATGTAGGTTCTCGACATCATTGTTGCCGCCGTCTACCAGAGCCAAGATGTGCGCTCGCTGAAGCCCCACGTTTGATGAGTCAAAGCCACAAGCGAAGCAGTATTTGGCATTGAGCGCCTGCTGGATGCTGTCGAACTTGCCAGCAGTAACGAGCCACTGCGCCCAGTGTTTCCTGATTGCCTTTGCCGTCGGCATCCCCTTGCGCTTCTCAGCGTTCGACGATGTCATTCGGCCACCAGCCGGAGGACGCGAGCACCTGGCTTGGGCTTGGTGAACTCAAGGGCGAGGTCGGGGTGGGCTTCCTTGAAGGCTTTAGCGTCGAAGGCGTCGCTGGCCTTGTTGGACTTGTAGGTGAAGAGGGTCTGCCCCTCGAACTCGACGGCCTGAGCTGAGCCGATGACCTGCTCCAACTGGGCGCGAAGGCGAGCCAGTTTGTCCTCAGCGTCGGTCACGATGGCCTTCTGCTCGCGGTACTCGCGGTAGAGGTCGAGGACGATTTCGTCAGCCTGGACGATTTCGTCGGTGCTCTCGGGGTAGAGGGCTTTGAGGGCGTCGAGGTCGTTTCCCGTTGCCTCGGGCTCGATGTCCGAGTTGATCTGTGACCAGAAGGTTGCCTCGGCGTCGAGCAGTTTCTGGATGTCCTCGCCGGTGTAGGTCACGTCACGGGTGACGATGCCCTGCCCTCCGATGAGGCAGATGAAGGTCACGTCCTTGATGCCGGTCACGGAGGCGTAGTGGCACCCCTGCGCGAGGTAGGTGGCTGGGACGGAGTTGTTCGCCCACGCCTGCGCGTTGCCACGTCCCGAGAGGCCGGTGGTCTTGACTTCGAGGATGCCGCAGGTGCCAACGGGGAGTTCGTTCCCGTAATACTCATTGACCTTGCCCAACTCAAACTCGTGGACGTTGATGTCGCTCACTCGGCAGATGAGGAAGTCCACGTTTGCCAACTGGAACTCGTGCTTGCCCTTGAGCAGAACCGGCCACGACACGACAGCGAGGTTGTCCTTCGCTACCTGCTTGGCGTAGATTTCGGCGATTGGGCGCTCGAAGGCGGAGCCGAGGCTCGTGGCTTCGTTGCCGGTGAAGGCGTCCTGAACTCGTCCGGTCTTCTCCAGCCAGAGCTGCAGGCGACCCTTGTAGGGGTTGATGCCGAGGATGGTTCCGGCGTCGGATCCACCGATGCCCTCGCCCCTGGCTTCGAGCCATTCGGCCTTAGTGATTACATCTGTACGGGTTACTACCTTCATTGTGCCTCCTCAGGCGCTAGGTACTGCGTTGATACTAATGCAGGGGTGTGACGTGGTCAAGTCGCGGCTTTGATGCTCGACAGCAGGCTCCGCAGACCGTCGAGACGCGACTGGGCGGCTC